GCATTTACAATTAAAGAAATTGAGGAGGATCCTAAGAGACGAAACGTGAAGGTTTTGGTTGCGGCAGCGCCTTTAAAAGCCCCTGTTTTAGTTAAGATGCTTGCTAAGCAGGATTCGTCGTCCGTTGTTGACCCTCGGTTTTTGCTACGAGATCAGGTTTACATTCTTTTAGGAGAATTAGTCCCATATGGTAGAATGCGATTTGACAAGTTTGTTGCAGCAGTGAGGAGGTTTAAGCACGATTATTGGAAACCTCCTGAAATGGATTTCGAGTATGAAACTTATTTTGATTGGAACTTTTGGTTGGACCGCTATGTTCAAAAGTTTTGCCGTGATGGCAAGTTGGATAGCGCCATCCTGAGGCAGCGGCAGTTGCACCAAGATTCCTTTGAGGCCCTCAAGTCAGCATTAAATCCCCATGGGATTTATGCGCTCGACTATGAGGGAATAACCTAATCCATTTGGAGCGTGGGCGCGCTCCTTAAATATACGCCCCTTTAAGTGGCTGGCACCACAGACGGATCCCCTGGATTGTCTAAACGCCCTTTTTCATTCGCGATCCGCTTAGTTTTCCTGTCCTTAGTTTTGCGTGAATGGAATCGTATTAGGAAATGTTGTGCTAGTGCGAGATATTCGGTCTGATCTCGTACCTTATTTTAGACCTGCAAGTTTATCAGAAACACAAACCACTGCTGATGTTCAGATTCAGCAAACTTTTGCCTTTGACGATAGTGAAAAGCAATTTATACAAACCGTCCGGGAGGGGGAGGATCCTTCCCATGATTGGGGGTCATATTCGGATGTTGATTTGGCTAATTGGCTTCAGCGTCCCATATTGGCCACCACAAAGATTTGGAACGTAGGTGAGGGTTTTCCTGAAATTTATTTCAACCCTTGGTCCGCTTTTTTGGACAGTCCTAGTGTAGCTCAGAAATTGTCAAATTTTTATCTCCTCAGATGCAAGATGCACATGAAAGTCATAGTGAATGGCTCTCAGATGCATTATGGACGCGGCCTAATCTCCTACCGACCTTTGATGTCTGAACCTGGTGAGGTTTTCCAAAGAACGGCTGGAGTGATCGAACCTTTTGGTAACATGGGTTATGATGACTCCACCGATTTGACTTTGAGCAATGCTGAAGAGATTTGCATTATGACTCAGAGCCAATGGCCAAAGATATTCATCGACCCTGGGCAATCTATGGGTGGTGAAATGGAATTTCCATTTTTCTTTGGGGCTAATTGGTTCAGAATACCCAATCGTGATTGGGTTGCTAACCCTTCGGCCTTGAACACCGGTATGACTATCCCAGGGGGTGATGGTTCTGTCAACACTGTTAATGGACCAGCGCCAAATATCTCACTGGGCCCTTATGGGTGCAGAAAAATGCATATGGGTGTTGTTCATAGCTCGAATTTGGCAACTTTGAAGCATGCCAATGGTGCCGATGATCCAGTTACTATTCAGGTGTTTTTGTGGGCATCTGATGTCAAGTTTTCAGTTCCAACTGCTGTTCCTCATCCAGGAGTAGGAG